AAGGACATTGATATATTTGATCTTGTTATCAAAATCGTCAGCGACGGTGATGCTGGTTCCCACGATATCCGCTGCGTCAGCCATGTTAGCCGTGGCTCCGCGCGCCACCTTAAAACTCGTCGCGGCACCGGTTACGATGGGGCCAAAAGAGACGACAAATGTCACATGCTCAAAATCTTCCATGTCTATAATCGCGCCACTGATCGCAGTCGATGCGGCGGCACCGGCCGCAATAGTAACCGCTTGAACAATTTTGTGGCTGTTAGTGAGTGCTTCGTCTATCGACATTGGCTCGTCCCTCTAAGTGCCTAAAAAGCCTACGTTTTTTTCGTTACAAAATGCTTCACGGGATCAGTTCCCGCATCCAGCAACTGCCCGTCTGAGCGCATAAAGGCCACGAACCCGACTTGATCCAAATCCGCGTAGCGCTCGTCGAGTCGGAGCAATCGAACATCAGCAACATCACGGATGACGTACTTGGAAAAATCGCCGAACAAAATCGCCTTTTCGCCAACCGTGAGAACGCTGGTCATTGACTGGTTGATCACGTAGGGATAGCCGAGGATCCTATCCGGTACACCACTCTGGAAGCTGCCTTGCCAGACATAACCGATTTGATCTGCACCGATAGAAAACTTGAGCAATCGGACTTGCGCCAAGACCGCGTCATGCATCATCCACATGGCGTTGGTGCGGTAGGCAGGGTCAACAGAATGCAATAGTCCTATAAGTTCGTCGGCGGTAACCGCATATCCGGCACCGACCTTGCCCTCGCCGCTGGATACCACGATACCCTTCGGGAGCGTGGTTCCGGCACCGGTGGTGAAGTGATCATTCTGAATTCGGCCGATACGAGTACCCAACATGGACCCGATTTCTGCGGCAAGGTCGAAGGCGGAATCCTGGAGCAATTCCGAGGAAATCAAGATCGGCTTGCTGGAATATTTGAACGCCTTGAAGGTCACGACGCCGAACGACGGATCAACCGATGCGCCGATGGTGGTCGCTTCGGCCAAGATCACGCCCTTGTTAGCGGTATCGTTCATGGTCGGCCAAGGTAGGTCAGCACCGGTCGATGTTCGCCGAACCGTGGACACCTGGCGCATGCCGCCGAAGGCCAGAAGCGATCTTTCGAGCGCTCCTGAAAAATCTTCCGCCACCGTGTAGCCGCCTTCGCCTGCTGTCAGAGTTAAGCCCGCGCGATTTTCCGCCCGGTACTTGTTTTGAATGGCGCGGTAGTCCTTGGCAATCGGTAAAGTGATTTCTTTTTGGCCGAGGTCAAACCTGAAATACTTCGCCGCGGCGCGATGTTCGTCTGTGATCTTGTCGTGAAGGTCCGGCTTCTGCATCATCAACCAGCCCTGGACGGCAAGAACCTTTCGACGTTCAACTTCTTGTGCGGCGACAACACGCTGACCGTTGAGCGGGTAAACGATACCGTCCCATTTGTCGGCCGGTCGCTGGTCGCTGCGAGGTTCCTTCTCAGCGAGTTTCCGCTCTTCCTCTTGGAGGGTCTCTTCGCGCTCGATAATCATTTCGAGGGAGCGAATATCCTTCTCCATCTTCTCGTATTTTTCTTTCTCCTCGGCTGTCTGATGCCCGCGCTCGATTACTCCCTCATGCAGTTCGCGCAAATCATGCACGATTTGAGCGCGTTTCTGTTTCATTTCGTTTACGTCGTAAGCCATTTTGGCCCTCCAATACGGTTAGTTACTTGCCTTTTTGCGAGCGTTGCGGATGATTTCGGACAATGAAAGCGGGTCCGGAATAGTTGCGCGCCGCGCTAGAAATTCGCTGTGGTCTTTCATGCGCGCCATAAATTCGGAAGCAGCAACGTCCGGATCGTCACTGGATATCGCTTCTTTGATTTTTTGCTCGTAGTAGGAGCGAACCTCGGCGCGGGCATTAATATCGGTCTGGGGATACGCGGGAAATGTCACCGGAGAGACATCGAAGAGCTCGACCTCGACTAATTCCCGTACCGCCTCGCTATTTTCCGTTTTCCACTTGTCAGTGACGGTGCGAAAACCAAAACTCATCTGGTCGACATCGCCGCGCTTAATGGAGTGATAAAGATCACGGGCAAACTGCGTATCAGGCAGGTCGATATCGGTTTTTAGACCCCTATCGTCCTCTTTTAGGCGCAACGTGCCGGCCTTATTACGTCCCAAAACGAAATTAGGATCGTGATTCCATAAGGCGCGGATGTCGGCCTCGTCGATCGTTTTCTTGAACGCCCCAGGTAGAACGATCTCGCGAAAACCAAAAATGACTTCAGATTTTTTGTTGAAAACTGCAGCGTGGCCGCTGATACGGAGAGTTTTTCCGTCTTCGACGGCGCGGATTTCTTCAAGTTGGAAGGTTCGTCGTTCTAACATAAAAAAATGCCGCTTCCAGCCGGTAACCGGAAGCGGCATTATTGAATCACCCGCCTCAACACGTGGCCGCGTGGAGACGGAAAAGTTTTAAACTGAAGTGATTATGCTAGGAGAAGAGGAATTAAAACAAGATCAAAAATGGCGGGTTGTCGGTTACAGTCGGTTCCTGACGCTTAAAATTTTGGGTTGGTCTCGTTTTTTTTTAGCCTTTCGAGCTCCTGCGCGTCGATTCTTCTGGTATCTCCGACCTTGAACGATGGCAGGTCGCCGCGCTGTATCAAGCGCTCAACCGTTCGGCGTGACACCTCAAGTTCCTTTGCTGCTTCATCTACTCGGTAGGTATTTTTCATTTGCATTCAGCTCCCATGCAATCTTTTCTCGATGATCACGTCATCGACGTTATCTTCCACGATCAACGGTATGCCTGTAATCGTGAATCCCGAAAGGTCTCTAGTGAATTGAAAAAATGAATCTATTGCGGGATTACAATCGCGTCTCAACTCATGGAATGTTCGGTGTGAGACCTTGACGACATGCGTCTCCTCTATCCGATCAAACAACTTGAACGATTCCCGGTGATAGTTATCTCTGAATTCAAGAACCTTTTCGATAACTCGATGCATTTTTTTACGACCCCATGTTTTCGTCTAATTCCCGCTCATACGCGGTCCGAAGATACTTTTTCAGCCCACAAACGATCAAAACGTCTACGCCCAGGCTCCTAACCAAGCCGATATACTGCCCGACAAGCCCTTTTTTCCATGCGTCAGGTCGGTCCGGATCCACGTTGACTTTGAGACGCCCTTTGTCTTTCTCGACGTGAAAAACCACCTTGCTTTTGTCCGGGCGCATCTCATCCGGTAGCCGCGGATCGTTGAGCCAGAGACAGCGAAATACTCGGCAACTTTCCGGCCGGTCTTCGTAGATTTTGCAGCCCTTGCCGATCTCAGCGTGCTGACACCAGACCGACGGTGGCTTGCGGAGCTCGTCGATGCCCATGACTTTGCAGCACATCGAGCACTCTCCGCAGGTCCGTTTAGGCGTCGGCTGATTTTCCGTTACCGTTTCCATTTGTGTGCACCGGCACTCCCAAAAGATCCTCCTCCGGTTCCTTGCCGACGACCATCATATTTGAAGGCATCCAAAATTCGTCACCATGGGGAATTTTGTCCATGTTGTCCAGCGCGCGCCACTCATTGGCGCTCAAAACCCCGTTCTGGCGCTTAACCTGTAGAGTTTTGCCGCGGGATTCGCTGTCTGCGCGGAGGACGCCGTCAAAGAGGAACTCAACGTAATATTTCAGCCGTTCCGACTTGTTCAATAAGCGGGTGAATTTACGCTCCCAGCGGCCCACCCATGGCATCATGGTATCGAAATGGGTATCGATAGCCTGTTGCTCGATCGACGCGTAGGAGACCGTCCCTGGCTCCATAATCCCCAATTTATACGGCTTCACTCTAAAAATTGAGGCTATTTCCGATTTTTGATATTTCCTGCCCTCGATAAACTCCATATCCTTGGCCGGAATGCCCACCGATTGCCACGTCAAGCCCTCCTCGAGGATCGCTACGCGGTTCCGGTTACCCAAGCCGCCGTGCGTCTCTTCCCATTGCTTCCGTAGAGTTTTCTGTGCGCCTTCGCTCAAAGTGGCTGGATGAGTCAAGACACCACCGGGACGGGCATCGTTTTTAAAAAAGGCTTCGCGGTATTGTTGCTCTGAAATGGCCAGCGCCATCGTGTCGCAGTGAAATTTGATCGGTGAATAGCCTACCAGGCCGTCAAAACCGAGTCCGTGGAGATGAAAAATGCTGGAAAACGGCAAAACTATCTGCCCACCGTTCGGCAACATGACCTCGTAGAAAACCTTTTCCTCGCGTAGAAACGGCCTGACCCGGTCGGGCCGCAACGGCCAAAGCTCAACAACCTCGCCGGCGCCGTTCCGCACGATTTCGGCATACGCGTTGCCCCACAAAAGAACGTGGCCGGTGAGCGTCTCGGAAAACTCGTAATCGTTCATGTACGGGTTCGGGTCGTCGTGGACTATCGGGTATAGCCAGTGCTTTGATGCCCGATTTCGGCCCTTATCGGTCCGTTCGTAGGTAATTTTGGGCAAGGACGCCACGTAATCTGCGATATAAGAGACGCACGCGTACACCGCAGCGATGCACATGGCTTTGTGCTCGTTGATATGCACACCGCCGCGCTCGCCGAACATAAACGATTCAGTTAACCCAGGCGTGTTGACACCGAGGTCTCGCGCTTCTTTGCGAACGGTTTTCAGCCGCTTGGTTGCCCCAACGACGGCCTGTTGAGTTAGAGCTTGCGCTGTTGACGGTTCTGGATACATGTTCAGCCCTCTTTTCGGGTAGTTTTTCCTCAAGAAAATACGTCCAGGCTTCTTTCGATACAATCAATTTCCCAGTTAGCTATCGTGTTGTCCTCGTAAACTCTCATTCCGAAAAGTTGACAGGAAATGCCATTGCCAGAAAAGTTGTGATGGATAACGTAGTAATGGCGCTCAATTTCATAGGCTAGACGGACGCGCTGAAATATCGAATGGTTGATTCTAATAGTCGCCAGTCTTCGGTTTTCTGGCGTTAGAGATCGATATGCATCATAAATTTCATCCGCAACTGGATCACTGAAAATATTCATAGGACCAAAAACCCTCTTTCCTCGTAAACTGAGCCCGGTGGCACCGGATTCCGGATCGCCACGTCGAGCGCCATTATGGCCGCCACGGTGCCGTCGATTTTTTCCGTACTCTTGCCCTTCTCCGGTTTCACGTTCCCGTTGCTGTCCGGAGAAACGACCGTATTGCCGACCATCCAGCGGAGCACCGGATGTCCGCCATGGGCAATCTTGCGTCTCAAAACGTGGTCGATAAAGCTTTGCGTCGGCGACGCCATGTGCGACATGCCCTGATGAAATTTGAAAAGGAGCGGCTTCCGGTAAAGCTCCGCCTCTTTCTCTTCGACGGTGAAACCGGCTTCTTCTTCTAAAAATGGTGCGAAGTTGTCCGCATGGTACGGGTCCATCGCCAGGATGCTCAAGCGGAAATCCTTCCGGTATTGGTTAATCTGTCGGGCCACCCATCGATGATCTATTCGGTTTCCTTCGGTCGGATTTATGTAGCCCTTAGAAATCCAAGCTTGAAAGCGTTCCCGTTCCTTCCCCGTGCGTCGTGCCATCTGCGAGGGTATCCAGACAAAGGTAAGCAGGGCGAACGGTTCGTCTTCCCGAGTCGGCGGGAATGCCAAGACCATGGATGTTGTGTCGCTCGTGTCGCCCAAGTCGATGCCACCATAACAGCGGCGACCGCGGAGAGAATCGTAAGTCACTGGCGTCATACCGCAGGCGTCCCATTCGTCCATGGGCATCCAATGCGCGGCCTGCTCTGTCCAGATACAAAAATTTAACCGCTTCACGTCCAGAGCCTTAGCCGGCATCCGAAGGGCCTGAGTGACTTCGCCACGGAGATATTCGAGAGTCGGGGAGACTCCTAGATTGGGGTTGGCCTTCGTCCATACGGCTTCGTCCCACCAGTGGTCACAGTTTTCGCAGTCATCTTGTGGGGCGCCCTTCCCCTCGGCGATACACTTCTCGCAGGCGTCGAGTTGGGAGATGTACGCGAACCAGTTGTCGTCTTCAGCAACCTGTTCAAGTATTTCCTTGGAGTATTCATGATGCTGCCAGCAAATCGATGTTCTGTCCCAACCTGAGTTGGTGATTTCGATGTTCAACGGCTGCATCCGACCTTTGTTTCCGGCCACCATTTTGTTAATGACCTTACCGTCCCGGTGTTCGTGGACTTCATCCATGATGCACATGAAGACCCTGAGACCGTCTAAACTTTTTGCTTCGGAAGAGACAGGCCGGATGAACGAGTTCGTTGCTGGATACGCGATGTTATGCTCAGTGATGATGAGGCGATCGGCGAAAGCGGATTTCTCCGCCATATTCTTGCAATCGCGGAACGCTATTTCGGCTTGTTTTCTGGCCACGGCGGAACAGTACAATTCGCCACCGAGCTCGCCGTCCATCGTCAGTCCGTAGAGAAGCATACCAGAGGACAGCGGGGTTTTACCGGCACCCTTGGCGATTTCGATATAGGCGCGTCGATACCGGCGGAACCCGTCAGCCTTGAGCCAACCGAACAGGGAGCCGACAATGAAAACTTGATGGTCGGATAAATCGAAATGCTTGTTTGCTGAGACGCCTTCGTTATGGATTAAGAACTGCGGGAAAAACTCTACAGCGTGATTAGCATTATCCTCGCTGAAATGAATACCCCGCTTGTGCCCTTCCTTCAGATCGCGCATGTGGCGCGCCGCGGCGAGTTTGACCAGGCGTCCGGTGACGATCTCACCGTCGAGCACCGCTTGCGCGTAGGCGGTTACCGGGTGGAGCTTTGTGGCTTTCTTTTTTTTGGGCATGCTGCGAACAGTTTCCGGTTGTACCTTCTGATCCGGTCTATCATCGCCCCGTAGTTGCGGCTGTCGCCTTCGATGGTGATGGTTACGATTCTAGGTTTCATAAAAAGAAAAAGGCCGCCCTGCTGTGATCACAGGACAGCCTTTCCTTCCTCGCTAGTCCGGCTCGTCGCGCTTCTGCAGAGCGCGGTGGAGTCGGGTAAAATTTGGGTTAGTTAGATTCGCACGGAATAATCCTTTCGCACTTCTCCCGCTGACAGGTCGCCCCTAACATGCTGGTCCCACCAGTATAATCCTTGTATTCTCCCAAATAGCCCTTTCCCGTCACGATAATCTTTGAAATGCCCTCGGCAGATATGCAATGCGTTTTGCAGAGTTTCGCCAGGTGCTTCAACGTTCAAAGCTTGGCGCATTTGGTCGATCTTTAAGGTATAGAATTTCGATATAGGAGCATTGCCGCTCTTTAGTCTCTTCTTAATGCTCTTTTCTGGAATAAGGCTAGGCAACGCCTCTACGTTTTTGCAGTGACAAAAACAAATTGCGAGCATAGGAACGTCGAAACAAGTGCTTGGATGCATAATGTTAATAAGTTGTTCGTGCTCCATGTTCTTAAATACGGGCTGTAAATATCGCCCGTTGCCGCCGACGCAACCCAACCGCGCACACTCCTTAATCATGCGATCTGCAACAGGAGTCCCCACAACTGGGTTCAACCATCTACCCTCGGGAGAGACAAAAAAAACTGATTCCATTACAAAAGGGTTGCCCCGCAGTTTTGGCATATAAAGCGACGCGAACAACAACCATCTGACCTCTTCGTCATCTATTTCTTTATAATGGAATAGCGCCCCGATCTTACTTACCTCAGGTGGGAAGTTTTTTGGGGTTAGCGAGTACGTACCGTCGGCGCGGCGCGTGACAATAGCCGATTCTAACTGCTCCTCGGATAACCCACTCAAGTCGTCGCTGACAGTGGCGCCGCTCCATACCCACTCTGTCCAAATAACTTTCCAGGGTGGCGCAACGGTAGGAAAATCGCTGTGCTCCCAAAGTTCACGCGATGAACCAGTAAAATAATAATCAGCTATGTTCTGAACTTTTAAGACGATGGCTCTGCCCGCCATATCCCAGAAGTGCTTTTCTTTGATTTTTCTATACACCTCGTCTAGAATCATTGCGGTAATCCTCTCCTGATAGCCTTCCTGATCTGTTGAATATCATCAGGTGTCAGATTGCGCATCGTTTCTTTTTGCTCTGGGGTTAATTTTCCCCACAATTCTAACTCTTGAGTCATTTCCGCTACAGATCCTGACCCGTTGCATCCATGGCAAGAATGTTGCGGCACGCCACAAAGGACCGATGGTGAATGGCGAACCATTCCCGTACCGTCGCAGATTGGGCAAATTGCTGGAAGTTCAGCCACCTAGATCCCTCATTGCTTGCACGTAGCGCAAATCTAGCAATTCCGGATTGTCTAACATCTCTCTGTAGCTCACAAAG